ACTATAAAACTAGGAGAAACCTTGATATGATAGGGTTTCTCCTTTTTTTATTTTTTTACTGTATGCCATATTGTATGCCATCTAGTCGATATTTAAGTGTTGTACTAATTTTTCAACAGTCTTTTCTTTCGTTTCTTTTGCCAAGTGACCGTAACAATCGATCGTCTGACTAATTTTTGTATGCCGTAATCTAGTTTGAACTTCTACCATAGTAGCTCCAGCGTCCAAGAGCATTGAAGCGTGAGTGTGTCTTGTTACATGCACACCGAGAAATGGAACCATAGCTTTTTCACAAATAGTAATCAATCTTGCATAAATAGCGTGGTGTGTGATTAGTTCTTTATAGATACCACAAAAAATCATAGTCGGATCAGTAATGCCAAGTGTCAGCATATATTTTCGCTGATTAATTTGCCATTTCTTTAGTATAGAAATTGTTCTTTCATCTAGTGGAAGAACCCCAGCGCTACGATCAGTTTTAGGATCACTGATTTTATAGCCATTTTTGGATTGGCTTAGTGTTTTATTGATGGTGACCGTATTTTCTTGAAAATCAATGTCTGACCAATTCAATGCAAGGGCTTCACTGATCCTAACCCCACTATAAAAGAGAAAGCGTAGTAACGTTTTATCAAAGTCGTTTCGATAAGTTTCAGGTTTGCTGTTTAGGTAATCAAACAAGGTTATCAGTTGTTCTTTACTGTAAACTTTGACCTTTTCTTTATGCTTAGTGGTGGTTCTTTTAGGCATTAGGACGTTTTCCAGTGGATTAGTCTCAATGATCCCAAGATTGATAGCGTAGCTAAAAATACGCTTAGAAGTTGAATGAAGTACCTTGTATTGGTCGGTAGTTTCAGCCCAGCTATTCACAATTTGTTGGGCTTTTTTTACCGTGACTTCATTCATGCGAAGATTTCCATATTTTGGAAGAATCCACTTTCTAAACTTGATTTCAGTTTTCATAAAGGTGGCTTCACGGACAGTGGTTTTATATGTTTCTATCCACAAGTCATAAACTTCTTTAAACGTTTCGTTGTTCGCTTTTTTAATACCGTTTTTATCGTAGTCCACTTGCAAGCGTGATAAAGCAAGCTGGGCTTCTTTTTTTGTTTTGAAACCTCGTCTACGAACCTTATCAGGTTTGCCAGTCATTTTGTTAATTCCTAGATAGGCTTCATAGAGCCAAAATTTACCTTTTTTTGTTTCGTATTGCTTGAATGTTGCCATAATAGTTTTCCCTCCTGGTGCAAGCCGTGGGGGATGCGGGTGGGTTATAGTTCTGGCAGATAAGAGATCGTATCTTTATCAGTTGAGTACAACAAAGACCATTCTCTTTCAAAAACGTTATCTATAAATGAATACGATAAATATCTGAATTTAATTTTGAATGCCGGAACATTCTCAAAGTCTAAAGTACGATTTTTCCCATCTAAAATAGAGGGGATACTAGGCATTATTCTTTCTGGTAGAAAATTAGTAAGTGTAAATAAATCTTGAATAATTGTTTCTGAAATATTATTTGAATTTTTTTCCGTAAAAAATCTTCTATCGATTTCAATATCATAAATATTATAAGGTATATCAAATTCGCCGTTATCGTTAATAATTTGTTTTTTAAACCCTGTTGAACAGCTAATTTTTAAATCAACTTCTGATATTCGTTCGTAAGAATTCTTCAACTTTAAACTAAAATCACCTGTAAATAATTTTTTCCCATCAGGAGTCTGTTTTATATCTTTTTCAACAATTGAAAAAATTTCTTGTACATCAATACTTTCATCCACGAAACTAAATAAATCACCAATACTTATACCAAAGAATCCACATAAATTTTCAATGGTATTTTTTTTGTATGCGGATAACTCATTTCCTTTATTTAAGATGTTAGAAATCGTATTTCTTGAGATTAAAGTTTTTTCACTTAATTCTGAAATATTTATTTTTTCTTTGTCCATGTAATAACTGAGTCTGTTAATTATCATATAATGCTCCTTCCTCAATTATCAGTATATCTATGACAAGTGTATTTAGCAATATTTTTCTCTTGCTAAATACATATAAATATGTATAATGATAAGTGTAGTTGTCATTCTCGTAAAAATGATAACTATAATTATCATAGAAGGGGTGGAGAAAATGCAATCAATGGAAGATACACTAACAACATGGCGGAAAGAAGAATTTAATCAAGCTTTGAAAATGATGGAGAAGGCGATTGAAGTTCTAAACACCGATAAAGATATTGTTAAGCAAGGTGAAGCAGCCAAACATTTTTCAATTTCAGTGAATACGTTGAAAGATTGGGTAACACAAGGAGCTCCAGAAATTAGATTGGATTCTGGAATGCCGCTGTACTCAAAAAAAGCAATTACAGAATGGTTATTATCAAAACAAAAATAAAATCACGCAACCGTGGGGGAAGCAAGGGTTTTAATAGGAGGAAATAATAATGGAATCGACACAAAATAAAGCAATCGAAAAAGTATTATCAACAATTCTTACAGAAGACACAGCAAGCGAGTTAGCAAACTTGAAAGGCAAAGCACTAGAAGAAACGTTTGAATGTTTGTACGAGCAAATGGACTATCAGAAATTGCTACCTGAAGAGCCAACGGTAAGCGGAGTATTGCGTGGCTTGAAAGATTTAGTACAAGCAGAGTTTCAAGAACGACTTTCTATTGAAGAGTATCAAGAAATTTTGTATCAGCAAGTTGAGTTGTTAGCGAGCTTGCTAGGGCTTGAACTGGAGAACTAAGTACATGAGGGCAAAAGAAAAAGCCTTATCCACAACAGTCTTGGCGGACAGTGGAAAGGCAACGAGATTGGTATAAAACCCATATCTTTTTCCTTAATTATATCATTAGCTGCAAAAATATTAAAGTTAAATTCATGTTTATACCCGACAATTCATCGGATATAAAACCAAATGGAGGGAATACAAAAAATGCACGATTTATCAGAAGTTAATACAAAACTAGAAGAAATTAAGGATCTATCTTTCTTTACACAAGAAAGCTTAGAAAGTTTGAGAAGATTAAAACTTAACTATGACAATTTGAAAGAAAACTCTACTTCCCTCTTAGCTCACGAAACAGCTCGCTTGTTACCGCCATTGTTGGCTTTAAATTATGCGATAGCGAAAAAAATTGACGAACTTCAAACAAAACTACCATAACGGTACTTATTAGGAGGGAATCATTATGAAACGAAACTTAATTATAGGAAGCATTTTAATCGGCCGAATTTTCGGCTTATTACCATTAATTGGAGGGCATAAGTAGATGTACAAAACAAAAATATTAAACCAACTCGATAGCTTTGAATTAGAGGAAATTAATCAAGGGATCGCTGAACTAGAAAATAATATCGGGAAAACCTACTTTGGAAATTCATTCAATGAAAAACTAACCGTTTTGTATGTACTTAAAAAACATGCAGATCACAAACTAATTTGTCGAGAAATTAACGAGCTAAAAAATCAGATTTTAACCGCATGGTTAAACATTACTGATATACGAGAAGCGAGGGTGAAAACATTTAATACATGGGTAAAGTATCAGAATCAATTAAAAGGTGCTGAATTTGTTCGGGATGGGTTGAAATACGAACTTGAGCAGTTGAAGCTCATGGAGGTGTCTGAATGATAACTAGACACTACATTGAAAGCAATTTTTGCTAGTTAGGGGAGGGAAGTTTATTGGCAAATAATTACCAAGCAGCAATGGAATTACAAAAGTCGGGTTGGTCAATTTACCCCTTATCTCCTGGAACTAAAATTCCAGTAAAAGGCTCTAGTGGTTGGAATGATGCAACTAACGATTCTAATCAGATTAATGAATGGTGGACGGAAGATGCAACTAGAAATATTGGGTTAATGCTTGAAGATCATCAAATGATGGTAGTTGATTTAGATCGGCATTCTGAAACAAGAAACGGTGTTGAGAATTATAAAAAACTTGCTTCAATGTATGATCCATTTCCTTCTACTTATACGGAAATCACGCCAGGTAAAGGAATCCATTTCTTCTTTAAAATTCCTGATGGTGTAATTATCCAACAAGAAACAGGCGCATTTGCTGATATCTTTGGGCGTGATGATAAAGGTAAAAGTTTAAGCGGGATTGATATTATTACTAAAGGAGTTCCAATAGCGCCAACTATGATTATTTCAGGAAGTGTTGGGAGAGCATATGAACCTATTGAAAACGTATCTCTAAATAATATTGCACCAGCTCCCGATTGGCTAGTGAACCTACTGCTAAAAAAAACGCAAGAAATAAAGACTCAATACCGACCCGTAGCAAAAACAGGGACAGCAAAAAAATTAGATATGATTGTTCAAGGCGCTGGCGAAGGTAGTAGAAACGATCATTTAACTAAGTTATGCGGTTGGTTGCTATGGCACGGTGTAGATAATCAAACTTTAGCAGAATTAATTTATACAGCAAATGCGTACAATGAACCACCGCTAAAAGATAAAGAAGTGAATCAAATTATTCGATCGATGATTAAAAAAGATTTGAGGGGGAAAGCTCATGGCGCATAAACATAAATTAGACAGTGTTTTAGACTTTCCCGAAGCCAGCGAGCGTGAAGACAATATCATTGAATTGAAAACCTGGATGTCACGATTAAGATGCAATAAAGACGATCAGATTAAAAGTAACAGTGTTGTGAATGCAGAATTGATTTTAACCAATGATAGCAATTTAGCTGGAACAATTGCTTATAACGAATTTAGCGGATACATTCACCTATTAAAAGATTCTCCTTGGATCAATCGTACCGCTGGAGAATGGGAAGATAGTTTTGAAGATGCTTTAACGGCATATATTGAAGAAAACTACAATGTAGTTTTTGATGACAACAAAATACACAAAGCAGTAGTAAATGTGGCTAGGAAGAATGTTTTTAATCCCGTAAAAGAGCGTATCGAAAAAGTTAAATGGGATCAACAGCCTAGACTGGAAACACTGTTTATTGACCTTTTAGGGGTAGACGACAACCTTTACACACGAGAAGTAACAAAACGTTGGATAGTCGGATCAGTCGCACGTATCTATAAACCAGGAATAAAGTTTGAGATCGTTCCAGTTTTGGATGGACCGCAAGGGATTGGTAAGAGTACCGTTCCAGCATTACTTTACACGGATGATTTTTTCACCGATTCATTAGATTCGCTAGGTGAAAAGAAAGATGATTATATGCAGCTTCAAGGCAATGTAATCATTGAACTTGGAGAATTATCTTCAATGAACAAAACTAAAATTGAACAGATAAAAAACTTCATCAGTGCCAAGATCGATAAAATTAGACCTCCTTATGGTCGGAATGTCATAGCTTGGGCAAGGCAATGTGTATTTATTGGAACATCAAATGATGGGCAGTATTTGAAAGATGATACAGGAAACCGCCGTTTTTATCCTTTACCTTGTAAGAATAAGCCAAAGATGAATCCGTTTAAAACAAAGGATGAATATTTTCTTCAAGTGTTAGCAGAAGCGAAGGTACTTTTTGATAAAGGACAACGAATCTATTTTAGTCCCGATGAAGATAAAGAAGTCTTAGAAATTGCAAAAGACTATCAAGAGGATGCCAAGTTGGAGAATCCAATTAAAGAAGCAATCACTAAATATTTGGAAATGGAGATCCCGTATAAATGGGAAGAAGCTCCAGCGTGGGCGAGACGTTCTTATTATCAGAACTATCCTGACAGTAAATGTAATGAGAAAAATTTACAGCATTTCTATAATGGGGCTACTATGCAACAAGAGTTTTATTTAGTTGATAGCGTACTCACCGCTGATATTTTGGAAGCTGTTTTTGATAAACAAGCAAAGGATTTATTAAATGGTCGATCAGATGCAGAAACTAAAAAGATTGCCTTGATTATTACCAGTATTCCTGGTTGGGAACGGAAGCAACTGTATAGCAGAGGAATGCGCCGAGGATTTTACAATAAAAGAAATGCTGAAATGAACAAAACGAAAAGAAACAGAAATACTTAACAGGTCTTAACGGGTACTTAACACCTAGCCCGTTAAGTGATAAACCTTACTCCCCCAAGGGATACAAAGATTTCTTAACAGGTTAACACCTTATTTCCTTAAAACTTTTGAAATAGTTAGCTAATACTCAGGAGGTAATGTTACTGGGTTTTACCCGTTAACCCGTTACGAAAATGCTGTAACCCTTGTGTCCGTTGGGATGAATACTTAACAGGTACCCGTTAAGGTAGGCGTTAAGTACGTGTTACGAATTGAGGAGGAAAGTAAATGCTCAATATTATTTCAACAAACAAAGCACCGAACTTTCAATATACAGATGAAATGGATCGGTTTCTAATGAACACGCTGGCATTTAGTGTGGGATTGGTAACAGAAGATTATTCCACATTTGATCCAGAAGTATTAAAGATAATGGAAGAAGAACCTGATTGGCTGCAGGAGTCAGTAGCGTGGTGTCAATCGCTAGTAGTGGGATCATTGGTAGATAGTGGCAACTATGATGATACAGGTGAGCTAATGGATGAATTTAATTGTCTGCTTAACCTATATGATCGAGCGAGACAACGAGAGCTTACATCGAATGAGGATAATTTGTTTTTAAACATCCATGATAAGTTCTTGGCTTTGCTACTAACAGATGATGAATTGATAACTAATTTATTGGAGGTAGAATAATTATGTATATGAAAAGTATTAGATACTTCGATGGTGAGAAACACATCGAGTATTCAGAGACTCAAGAAGATGTAGACTTTATTAGTTTTAAGGAAGATAAAATCGCTAAAGTTAATTTTAAAGATGGAACATACCTAAAGATAGTATCTCCTTATATTGAATACAAATCAAAATGGGAACAAGATGATTCTGACGAACGAGATCGCTTTGGTTGGTAATCTATGGCAGTTAAAAAACAATGTAATCATGCTGGATGTAAAACATTGATTGATTATAGGCAGAAGTATTGTGGGAAGCACAAAGCAAAGCAAACGGCAATTAAGCGTGAAGAAAGAAAGCAAAGCGAAGGTAAATATTTTCAATTCTATCAAAGTAGAACATGGCGAAAGGCTTCATACTTGTATCGGTTAAATCATCCAGTGTGTGAGGATTGCCTAGAAGAAGGCTTGATAAGAAAAGCTGATGTTGTAGATCATATAATTGAGATAAAAGATGATTGGAATAGACGGTTAGATGAAACTAATTTTCGTTCTTTATGCCATGCACACCATAATTCCAAGACAGCCAATGAAAGACAAAGACGAGAAAAGAGTACCCCTTTGAGTTAAGGGGGGGCTTGTGTGAAGTCTGCTGACAATCGATGCCTACTCATCTTTTTACAAATAACCGTTGCGAAAAGGCATAAGGGTAATTACAAATAACGATTACACTTGTAATCACAAGTAAAAAAGTATATAATGAAAGTAGGAGATTTATTGAAAAATACAATTGTTATTACTGATGAAACAGGGAAACAGCGCACCATTGAGTTACCTCATTTTGGTCAAGTAACCGTTCAAATGCAGAACGGAAAAATCATTTATATAGATAAATTAGACAAAGAAAAATTCTGATCGAAAAACGAAGGAATGTCGGCTTGATTGCTGGCGTTCCTTTTTCTTTTATCTGAAAGGAGGACAACATGGGACACCCAAAATTATTAGAAGATACAAAAGGCAATGTTTCAAACGAAGAAAAGGCAATCCGTGTGGACGCTAGAGAAGAATTGTTCAAGCAGCAACCTTTAATGAATATCACACCCCCCGATTGGATGGCAGCGAGCGCTAGAAGTGAATGGAATCGTATCGTACCAACATTAAAAAAAGATTATCCATTGAGTGAAGCAGATTATGGTTCATTGGTAGCATATTGTTTAGCCTTTGCTCGAATGAAAACAGCCGAAGCCGAGATAAGAAAATCAGGAACGTTTATCACATGCGAAAACGGAGTAAAGAAAGCTAATCCAGCAGTTCGAGTTCAATCTCAAGCTATGAGTGATTTGAAAAAACAAGCCACCTCACTAGGTATGACCTTAGAATCACGATCAAAACTAGCTTTGAACAAGGCTAAAAATGATGAACCCGAAGACCCATTCAAAGAGTTGATGGGATCATGAATGATTACATTGAAAAAGTATTATCAGGCGAGTTGGTTGCACCTAAGAAAATTATCCAAGCGTGTGAGCGCCATATAAGCGATTTGGAGCGTTCTAAGTCAGATAGCTATCCTTATGTGTTTGATGAAGAACAAGCCACCAAAGCGATTAAATTCATTGAGTTGCTACCATCTACGGACGGTAAAGCAATCAAGATGTTAGGATTTCAAAAATTCATTCTAGGCAGTCTTTATGGCTGGCGTACTAAAGAAGGGAATTACAGGCGATTCAATCGAGCGTTTACCAGTATGAGCCGTAAGAATGGGAAAACGTATATCGCAAGTGGCATGGCTGCCAATGCGTTGATTATGGAACAAGAACCAGCAGAAGCAAGGCAAGTATTGTTTGTAAGTAACGCTTTGAAACAAGCTAAATTGGGCTATGATATGCTGTCTAATTCACTTAGAAACGTGGTCAAGTCTAGTAAGTTTTTAAGACCACAACTGAAAATTATGAACTCTAAGATTCAGCACTTGCCCTCTAATTCGTTCGCTATGGCACTGGCTAGTGAAACCAGCACGCTAGATGGGTTTGCACCAACAACCGCAATTCTTGACGAGTGGCACGAAGCAAAAACTCGTAAAACGTACAACGTCATTAAGTCAGGAATGACCCAACAAAAGAACGGCTTATTGTGTGTTATTAGTACCGCTGGGCTTGATTTAAACGTTCCAATGTTCGGGGAATACTTATTACTGGATCGTGTGCTAAAAGGTGAAGAACAAGCCGATAGGTACTTTATAGCGATATGGGAATTGGACGATCCCGAAGAAATTCACGATCAAGAGAAATGGATCAAAGCCAATCCGATTTTTGAAAGTGAAGAAATCAAAAAAGTAATGATTCCAACCATTCAAGATGATGTGAACCTTGCTTTGAAACAAAATAACCTTAATTCTGTATTGGTGAAAAACTTCAATTTATGGAGACAAGCGAGTGAGGACAGCTATATGATTGCTGAAGACTGGCAGGCAACCGAAGTAGAACCACAAGATATTACAGGCAAGCCCGTTTATATCGGAGTGGATTTATCTAAAACAGATGATTTAACCAGTGTTTCGTGGATCGTACCACTAGATAATGGCAAGCTTTATTGTGATTCTCATAGCTTTGTAGCCACCAAATATGGGCTTCAAGACAAAGAAAAGCGCGACGGTTTGCCTTATCGAGAACTAGAAAAAGCTGGTGAGTGTTCCATTACTCAATTAGAAAGTGGAATCGTGGACTATGACCAAGTATTTCAGTTTATTCAAGATTTGATTCAAGAAAATGATTTGGAATGTATGGGGATTTGTTATGACCCGTATAACGCTAATTCGCTTATCAGTAAAGCTGAAAAAGCCAACTACCCAATGTTAGAAGTAAGACAAGGAACGATTACTCTAAACGTTCCGAACCGAACTTTTAGAGAACAAGTTTATGAAGGCAACGTTATTCACAATAAAAATACGATTCTCACCCATGCAGTGAACAACGCTATTTTAAAAACGGATAACAACGGCATTCAGATTAATAAATCAAAGAACAGTAACAAAATTGATCCAATAGCTGCATTAATCAATGCCTATGTGTTTGCAATGGATTACTTCACCAAAACGGAAGGAGCGAAAGCAGACAATGAATTTTATACAAGTGAAGAATTTTCTTTCTAATTACATTCATACCGTTCTTTTACTTCTCGGATTGGTGTGTGTGTTGGTTGCAATCACCTTACTAACAAATGTCTATTATGGCTTGTTAGCGCTGGGCATAGTGCTTATTGGGATAGCGGTCATGCTAAATACAGAACAGAAGGGAGGTTAAAAGATGGCATTTTTTAAAGCGAGACAAAATACAACGGGAGATCCTTTCTTGGATCATGTGGTATCAATCCAATCGGATGATTACACCACCAGTTTTACAAGCGTTCGTGCATTAAGAAATAGTGATGTGTTTGCAGCCGTTCGGATCATTGCCAGTGATATTGCTTCAAGTCCGATTCAATTGGTTAAAAACAATATGCCACAAGCTGATGATGAACTGGTGAAGTTACTAAACGAGAAACCTAATTCAGAAATGGACGGTTGGCATTTCAAATTTGCTTTAGCAGTCAATATGCTGTTAAACGGTAATAGCTTTGCAGAGATCAAGCGTAACGGTGAAAAGGTAGAAGAACTTCACTTATTACCTAACTCAAGTGTAACGGTTACTCAATTAGATAATGGCACGTTGTCTTATCAGATTGGTGATAAAAAAAGACGTGTGAAGTCTAGCGATATTTTGCACTTTAAATATTTCACTCAAGATGGTTTGACAGGATTACCACCACTTTATGCTTTACGTGATGAACTAAAAATCCAGCAAGCTGGCAACCGTACATTACACAATTTTTTCACTCGTGGTGTCAGTGGATCAGGTATTTTGAAAGTTCATAAGTCTGATTTGGACGGATCAGCCAAAAGTGCAATTCGTGAAAAGTTTGAAGAAGCCAACGGATCGAGCAGTGGTGATAATGCTCTTAGAACGATCATTCTTGATGAAACAATGGACTATAAAACATTAGAAGTAAACACCGATGTTTTGAAGCTTATTAACTCCAATGATTGGAATACGAAACAAATTGCTAAGGCGTTTGGGGTACCAATCGAGCGTTTAGGCGTTGAAAATGAACATTCCAGCACAGTTCAAAGTAATCTCCAATACATTCAAAGCACACTGATCCATTACTTTAATGTGTTTGTAAGTGAATTTGATACAAAACTAAAAACTAACACACGCTTTAATTCCGATCAGTTACTAGAGACTGACCCCGAAAACAAAGTAAAGAACGTATTGGAACAGGTCAAAGGGTCACTTCTCACGATTAATGAGGGGCGGTCGAAAATGGGGCTACCCCCCATGGATGGTGGCGATCGTTTACTAGCAAGTTTGAACTTTACGTATTTAGATACGTTGGAGAAATATCAATTAAAAGAACAGGAAGGAGTTACACCAGTTGAATAATGAAGAAGAAAAAGAAAAACGGCTGACAGAAGAAGCTGAGCTAACAGCCGATTCTCCCAAAGTGGAGAAAGAAAATGAAGAACAACCAACAGACGGCAAAATTATTTCAGGCTATGCGTTGAAATTCGGGCAACCGTCAAAAGATTTAGGCGGCTTTGTGGAAGTCATTACACCCGAAGCATTAAAAGAGGTGGATTTATCAAATGTGTTCTTATTGCAGAACCATGATTATAGCAAGCCTTTAGCAAGCGTTAAAGCAGGCACGTTAAAATTAAACATTGATGATGTTGGTTTACATTTTGAAGCAACATTGAATGATACCAGCTATGCCAATGATGTATATGAGAATGTCTCAAAAAAATTGCTTGATTCTATGTCATTTGGTTTTGTGTTAGGGATCGATTCCTTCGACAAAAAAGAAGATGGCACAATTGAACGATCAATAGATAAAATCAAAGCACTTAATGAAATTAGCGTGGTGACCGTTCCCGCTTATGATTCATCAAATGTCCAAGTAAATAAGCGTTCCTATGAATCATTTATGAGTAACAACCAATCAAAAAAAACAAACAATAGCTTAGAATCCACTTCTAAAGCACAAAAGGAGAGTAAAAACATGGAAAAAACGTTAATTGATAATGAAAAAACTGAAATGCGTGGGTATGAAGAATATATCCGTTCACAAGGCGAAGTGCGTGATGGAGTCACTACTGTAAATGCAGCGGCAGTTGTTCCCGAAGAAGTAATCGGTGAAGTCTTTGATTTGAAACGTTCAAATTATAACTTAGCTCAATATGCAACAGTAAAAACAGTATCAAATGGACAAGGTAAATATCCAGTAGCAACTAACCAACAAGCAGTGTTAGCAACAAAAGCTGAACTTGCTGAAATTGGTGATATTGACGCTGAAATGTTTACTTCAGTTGATTATAAAGTAGAAACTCGTGCTGGTAAGATTGCCTTATCAAATGAGGTTGTGGAAGATTCAGCAGTGAATATTGTACAAGAGGTCAAAGATCAATTAGCAAAATTGGTAGAAAACACCGACAATAAGCATATCATGGATTTATTAAAAACATTCACTAAGAAAACGGCTGCTACGTTGGACGATTTGAAACAACTATACAATGTGGCATTAGACCCAGCATTAAATAAAATGGTAATTCTAAACCAAAGCGGATATAACCACCTAGATACATTGAAAGATTCAGATGGACGTTACATTTTACAACCCGATGTGACAGCGCCTAGTGGTAGATCATTATTCGGTATGCCAGTAGTATTGATTGCAGATAGTTTGTTTGCCAATCCTAAAGCGGGTACGTTCCCAATGATTATGGGGGATATTGCACAATCTATCTTTGTTGCTCGTAGAAATCAAGTAACGACTCAATGGGAAAAATTCGATTACTACTCACAAGGACTTGCAGTGATCGTTCGCAACGATTACAAGAAAATTGATGAAAATGCTTCAGTGTATATTGAGTTTACGCCAGCGACAGCAGGCTAATACAACATTTGGGTGGCGGTAAATTCCGCTGCCCTTTATTTAGAGGAGGGTTAGAATGGTAATTTTGGATAGCATAAAAAAAAGTATGCGGATCGATCACACTATTGATGATGACTTTATTCAACAATTGATTGATACAGCAGGCGAATATATAAAAAGTGCTATTGATAGTAGCGCAACGGATAAAGATATGGATAATTATCAGCAATTTGATTTGGCGGTGTCATTACTTACTCAACATTGGTATTTGAACCGTCAAGAAGCCAGTAGCGAACGGATACCAGTAACGGTACAAGCGTTAGTACAACAAATGAGAGGTGCTTATTATGCCGATCATTAAGAATGTGAATGAATTGACAGAGAGAATCAAGTTTAAAAAGACAAAACGGGTAAAAGATGAAGATGGGCAGATGGTGGATAGTGAAGAAACTGTATTTGAATGTTGGGCTAATGTGCGTTCACAAATGCTAAAAGACGTGCTTGCTAGTGTAGGCACTATTCTTGAAGGAACATTGACGTTTATTATTCGATACGATCAAGATTATGAACTAACAAACGATATGAAAGTAGCTTGGAAAAACAAGAGTTATAAAATTATTTCAATCAATGAAGGAACGGCGTTTAAAGATTATACAACGATCATAGCTAAACTGATTTCTTAGAATGATTACACTTGTAAACGTTGTAAGAATTTAGTATAATAAAAGTAGTAAATGAAGGGAGTAGCTACCCAGAGTTTGCAAGACTTAGCTAGTCGAAATCTATTGTCGGACTGAAAATTGTAGGTGTGGTTGCAAACATATCGGACTAAGAAAGACGATAGATGATGAACGTTCAAAATTAGGAGTTTTTTGTAAACGGTGTGTAGCTTTCTGGTTGTTATGCCCGTCGCGTTTTTCTCCTTTTGTACGAATACTGGTTAATTGAACAGTGTTTCGTTCGTTTTTTTATCATCTAAGATTGCACGTCCTTTGTGGGCGTGTTTTTTTGTTGGTTCTTCGGTCGAAAATTCGGCCAATGTTGAAGATGGGTCCAATTTTGGACAGATGTTTTTCGAACCTTCCGCAAACAT